AGTCCTTCCAGTACTGAGGCATTGGCTTTCAACGCCTCACTTAATTCCATCTTTTCCATAATATTTTTTATTTACCAGTTTCAGTTTCCAAATTGTTTTTCTTATAATCCTGCCATGAGTCGGCGAGCTGCCCCACCGAAGCGGAAGTGTAGAGGTCAAGTATATGAATCTCGTCATCGGCAAGCTCCACAAGCTCGTTCCGATAGATCTTCTCCGCAAGCACGTGCGCCGGAAGACCGGGCATGTTCCTGTAAATGCCGTCAGCAATATCCTTACGGATATCCGCTATCACCATATCCTGTCTGTCTATCCCCGTGAACAGGGGAAATTTTGTAAAATCAACTTTCATACTTCTTAATTAAATACTGTTATCCGCAATAAAACATAACCCAATAATTGCCCATACATTTAACGAATCCGGACGCATAATCCAGATCAATGGAGGACATCTCTTTTCCTCCGGGGGCAGGCAGGATGCGCCCGCCTGTCAGTCTTACCCCGCCGCTCATACGTTTGAAGTATATGGTATGTCCCGGAACATCCGGAGGAAGTGTCACTTCTATATTATCCGTATTAATAAACATCACATTGTCATCATTGTTATTCAGGGAAGTGCTGACGGATATGTTCCTCCAGTTCCCCACTATGCCATGAAGAGACACATAACTGTCATTGTTCGGATGAAGGAAAATGTTACCCCCCTCCACGAACAGAGGAATGCTCAGGGTCTTGATGTGCATCCCGATCATGGCATTCGGACTCTGTATGTCAATTCCGGCATCATACGATATCCCTTCGATTGTGACAAATTTCGTGTTCCCTCCGATTTTTACACGTGCAAATGTCCTTTCGTTATAAAACTCTATCTGTCCGGCAGACAGGTTGAAACCGACATGGGAATCCGTCCCCTCATAAAGAGTTTTTGAGGACAACATGCCGGAATCTATGGAAAACGGACCGATACGTCCGCTATCCGCCGTGATTTTTCCGCTGATGTCCACATTGACCGCCCTGATACCGTCCGCATCAATCATGGACGCCTTGATCTTCTCGGTCAACAACAGCTTGGTGGCGATAAAAGTCCAGCTCTGTGCTACTTCCCAGTATTTTATTTTTCCCGAAGCCACATTCTGTTTGGGGGGTTCCGTCGAAACCGACGTATGCGAACGGATGCACAGGTACAGCAGGTTGTCATAAAGTACAATGTCGTAAAACTGCTGTCCTTGCTTGCCCTCCAGGTAAGACACAGACGCCCCCCATACACGCATACGCATGCGCGCTCCCTTATCTCCCTTGTCACCTTTTGGAGCAAAACTGACCTGTCCGGTTCTAGTCACCAACGGCATATCACCTCCTTATTCCTTGGTTGTGATGGTCCATGCCACGTTGCCTCCTGCCTGCTGGCACATGTCCCAAGTACACGTGCCGGAAGTGGCTGCTGTACCGGAAGTAGACGGGTTAAGGACTACTCCTGCACTGTCCATGAACACGAAATAGAAAGTCATGTCCTTGTACTTGGTGGTACTTCCACGCTTGACCAGAATGGGCTTATAGACCACCGTGTCACCACTTTCCCGGATGGTCTCGTCCTCGGGCGTGGGATTCAGGATCAAATCAAACGGATCGGACGCATCCATTACGGACTGCGTGTCCTGACCGATGAGCTTGCCGCCCTGGTACACCTCCACTCTGAACACACCTGTCGTGTCAACCATATCGTTGGTGACGGTCAATGTCTGTGTGGTCTTTCCGTTCAGCACGTTCCACGCACCGTTGACCTGGTTGTACCACTTGTACGCCAGTCCGGTAGTGATCTCGTCACTGCCCATGCGCGCTACGGCTTTCAGAATGCAGCTCTGCCCTTTGTCCCGAAGGGTAAAATACTTGTTGTCACCGGCAATGATCGTCACATGCTTTTGGTTTCCGACCCCCTTGGTGATGGGGATGCTATAGACGAACTGGACGGTGTCGCTGGTATTCCCAACGGTCACGGTGGCTTCACCCTTGATGGTACAAGAGGCCGCTCCGCTCGCCTTGACCAGATTCTTGACGATCTGCAATCCGTAGTAATCCGTCGTACCGGGCTGGTAAGGGATAAACTTGAAATGTCCCGTCTCACCGCCAAACGTGTTGGTGGAGACATTGCCCGAGAACTTGATCTCGACATCATTGAAATACCATTTCATGGAGGAAGGGACCACCAGCCCTTCCGCCACCCGCGAAGAGGTGAGAATGAAGGACAAGACGGGCTTGAGCGAAGCGAAATCCGGTGCGATGTTCGTCGGCGCGGACGCTTCGCCCATATACTCCTGATACAGATCTCCCTGGTTACACTGGATGGCAGGCATGTACACGCCGCCCTTTTGCGAAAATATGACCTGTCCGGTCGCGCTGGCCAAACTCATGACGCTCCTCCTTCCCCGGTCGTTTCCGTACTATCCGTGCCTTCGGAGCTTTCGGTGTTGTCCTCCCCCCAAGAGGCAGGTGTGAATACTTCGACGGGATGGTCCGTACCGTCTATCTCTTCTTTCGCCGCCTGCGGGGTCAGGCAGACGCCGCCCGCTTCCTTGGCCCTGTCAAATACCGTGTCGCCGGGGAAACGTGCCACGTCCGCCTGCCACAATAATACATTGCCATCCGCTGTCCTGTTGCGGATATCGGTCAGATGCAACCGGTCGGCAACCTCCTTCGTTACTTTAATGTAAAATGCCATAATTCTATTGTTTTTAATGTTATCCAAATTTTCTTACTACTACCGCCTTGCCCCCCTGTGTGAGCACCTTGCCGCCTTGTGTCAGCGCCACGTAAGGGCCTCTGTCCTCCACCTCCAGCTTTAACATCATGCCGTTGCTGAAAGGTATCCTGGGAGAGTATCCGTCGGCAACCTTGGCATATCCGGCATCTCCGCTCTTCTTGACGTACCAGTGGCAGTTAAACATGGCGGATGGATTCGGGATAACCCCCATGGTATCCCGAATGACGGGTCTGGGAAAGATGGCGTAAGTCCCATCCGGAACACCCGTAGGTACGCCCTCCCAGTCGGCTTCAATCTTCGGAATCCTGCGGCGTATCACCGTAGAGACTGCCGGGTCCGATGTGCCCGGGGTTGATGCCGGAGTCCCGGAAGCCGCATAGGTGGCCTTGCAGACAATCGTGATGTCATCACCTATATAATTGCGGTCAATCTTATATACATTCTTGTTCAGTGATACAAACTCCCAGTCGTTGTCACCCGCTCCTGTGGTTATCGCCTCCAGCGCTCCCGTAGACAACAGACGGTACCAGAAGAACTTGCATTTGCCCGTAGCCGTCACGTCCGTGTCGCCTACCATCAGTTTAGCCGTGATGGTCTGTGCGGTGATGTCACGCACCGGGTTCCAGTCCAGCGTGGACGGGCTGTCTATCGTCAATACGGGGATCGCATCCGTACCGTCAACCGCGCGGACAAGACGGCTCATCTGAAAAGTAAACAGCTGTCCGGTACGTGTGTCGGCATATTCCGCGTAAAACTCCAGCGTGACGGGTTTTAGGACGGTGACATTTTTTTTCATTGTGATCTGTCCCTTGCTGTCACCGGATTCCGTAATGCTGTAGCCTGTGTTTGTCGATGTGATAAGTGTGCGTGTGGTTCCGATGCGCTCGTACCACTTCATGTTGGTCAGCCTGGAGTTGACCGCCCCGATTTTAGTCACCGCTTCCGGATCGGTGGCGTTGCACCGCGGAAACAGGACCAGCGGTGTCAGCGTATAGTCCGGAGTGTATTCAGCTTTGTCAGCCTGGTAGACCTGCATGTCCGGCACGCTGCCCACCACCTCGATGTTACAACTGGTTTGTAACAGCCGGTAGTTGATTTCTATTTTTCGTTGCTTTGTTGCCATTGTATAAAACCATTTTAAAATGTTACAAAATTCTCCGCCACTTCAAACTGCTGCCCGTCACGCAATAACGCCTGTGCTTTAAACGTACACACCCGCATGTTGGTATAATTCGGTCCGAGATCATCTATCGTCAGAGGAAGATTTTTCCCGGCGCCGGCACGCTTCACCGCCCATGCGTTATCTTCTGATACATTCCCGGTATCACGCGTCCAGCTCACATCAGCGTCAAGTATATGATCTGTCACATCACGGTTGTACAGCTTGCCGGTAATATATAACGTTGTGGAAAAAGTCTCGATATCAAAATACCACCCCTTTGTGCTGCCGATCCCTATCGTAAATTCCGGGTTCCCTTCCAGCATCGCCCATCCGGCCGCCGCATATTGCGGTTCGTCGGCTGTTCCCGTCATCAGGCACTTCCATTTGCAGCCGTAGTGCCAAACCGTGTCCGCCCGCTCCTGCGTATTGGTGTAAGGATTGTCAGAGGACGCGACTTCGGCCGACCAAAAGCCACGGTCCACCAGTTCCTGTACGGGCAGTCCCTGCCAGTCCACACGGTAAAGTTCACCGAAGATGCCGGCACGGGCGAATATGTACGAGTGCTTATAGTTGACGGGGAGATTGTCAAACAAATCCAAATTGGGCAAACGCCCCAATATCATGTAATAGTTGTTCTGTTCCAAGACAGGCTTCGTTACTCCTTCCAGCCAGACAAGACATTTATCCGTGGTGGCGGACAAATACCAGTAGCTTTGCCTGTCCTCATTGAAAGCGTTTCCTCTTCTGGTAATGATCGTCAACTCTGTGGGAGGATAGTTTTTACCGCCCGGCACCTCACTGTCCGGGTATGACAACACCGAGATGGAGTTGGCCGGGACATTCTTGGACAGCACGCGCATCCACGAGGCGTAATACTCCCCCGTTGAAAAGAGGTTGTTTACAATCCCGTACACTATATCACCCTCCTGGAATGCGGTGAAGTCATTCTCCCAGCGCTTGCGCAATTTCAGGGTATAAGTTCCGTCACTCTCTAAAGCCACGGACTCAATGACTCCGTTCTCGGAATATGAGGTATCGCCTTCCTGTGCGTTCAGACGGTTATAGATGATTTCCTTGAACACTGCGGAATCGCGTACCTCAAGACGAGACAACTGCATACGACCATTCCTGTCAGCTACAATACCTTTTCCTGCAACCATAGAATCTACCGCCTCACCTACCTCCATACCGCCTAGAAGTTTCAACATAAAACCGGTAAAATCATCCTGATCCTTGCAAATAAATATTTTTCTCAGCTTATCAACATCAGCACCAGCATCAATCATGGCCAACAACAAAGATCCGACACGCAATGCCGTATTCGCTCCGGCATTACGCTCATCCCTTATCTGCTCCGCCAATTTTTTTAATGTGTCTTTAATATCCGCCATTTACTTTTTTATTCCAAAGTAACAACAAAGCCAAAAGCCGTAAAAAGACATCATTTCTTTTTATGATGCCCCCACAAATGCGAACGCATGGAGGTACTGCGCTTGTGATTCGCCTCTTCAATCTTCTCCGCAAGCAGACCACAGAACTCCTCACCATACATATATGCCATCTGCTCTTTCAAGACCATGATCGATGCAAAATAGGCACGTGAGAACCATTCACGGGGTTTGCGAGGTTCACCTGAGGTAATCTTGCCGGATTTTTGTCTATGCATATAATTCTTGCCTCTCAAATCCGGATTCAAAAACTTCAAATCGCCCTTGTTATGCCCTCTATGACCGTCATTATACAACTGGCCGTCGATCTCATATCCCCGCCCCGTACCACAATCCTGATAAATGCCATATTCCATAAACTTATGCTGGATCACAGTCAGTTCACTGCTGCCCATTGTCACATTCTCCGTTATATCATTGTGCAGTAACACCGTATCAACCACGTGCAGTCTCATGATCTTCTCCCTCCAAATAGTGACCATCATCTCGGCCCACGCCTTCTTATACTTTGCCCGATCTTCAGCCGTGGACTTCGGTCTATTCTCATTCCTCCCACTCATCACTGTCATAAATTAGAGATACCGGTTCGGAAACATCAATCATAAAATACAGACCTGTACATCCGGAAATAAAGTATTCACCCAGTTCGCGTGAATACACATTATCCGTATTCAGGTACACCAGTTCGTTATCCAGATTCTCACGGTCAACCAGCATCCTGCTGTGCACCTGGCGGAACAGCTGCCGGCACACCTCCAGTGCCGCTTGGCGTTCCGCCATATCACTGATACGGTATCGCATCATGAGAAACACGGTAAAAGTACGTTTTTTAAAATATCCTCCGGAACGCTTCTCGGTCACTCCGTCATTCGTATCATCTACTGCGAAAAACGCGGATTCGCGCCGAAGATTCTGAAGAACCTCTTCAAGCGAGTTGATACCGGAACAGACACACGGATAAAAAGCGTGAGCCTTGGCCAATTTGTTTTTTTTGCACATTCCTTTAAAATAGGACAGCGCATCGAATAAATTATTTGCATCCATATCTCTGTTGTAACTCCTGTGCCTCGCGAGCCTTCTCATTCAGTTCGGTCAACGCCCGCCAGCAATCCATCTGCAATACTTCTCTCTCCTTTGTGATATCCCCGCCTGTCAATGCCCGAATCTCCGCATTGACGAGTTCAAGCATATTAAAGGCTTCACCCTCCAGTTGTTCCGGAGGACGGAACAGATAGGGAAAGCATTTTGTAAAATGATTCTTAACCGATGCAATCCACAAAAACACGGACAGCAGTTCTTCTTCCGAAGGATTGAACCGGCGGGGATGCCGCCCTTTGCGATCCACATACAACAAAATTGCCATGGAACGCAGAAGAGCGTTATCGCGCGTGCGTAAAAAGCCCTGATAATAATTCTCAATACTGACATACTCCTTAAACGGAACATCATGCAACCGGGCATCCACCGACCGGAACCTGCCGATCCGCCACAAACAGAAAGGCATATCACCCGGACGCTCGATAAAATCCAGCATGTGCAGGAAAGACTGTACTTGCCACGAATGAACAAAGAACCGAACCTTTTTCCATCCGTTGCGAACAGAACAAACCCACCCGTCCTCCTGTCTGCGCAATACAGTGATTCCCAGCAGCCGGACAAAGATGTATGTCTTTGCCGTGACCGGATCAAAACGGGTCATGATATAACACACATAACGCAATTGCCATTGCTCCAGCTTGTGCCATGCATCCGGCAGATGGAAGTTGATCAACCTATCCCCAAAAGTAGCAGGTGTCTTCTTTTTCATTTTTATAGTATTCAAAATGTTTTACCTTATACGCATCGCTATCCTTATACGCCGGAAAATCGTCCGGACACCCCTCCAGCAAGTTAACCACATTCGCCAGTTCCACACGGAATGCCGGCAACTGCTTGTTGATCCAAAAACCTATCGCCCTACGGAGCGAACAAACCAACGGTATCTCAGCTTCAGCCAGAGACTTATGCCGGATTTGTTCAAGCAAATGATCAAATAAAACTGCGGATATCTCGCGCCGGATATATTCTTCAGCCTCGCTGATTTGCGGACGAAGTTCGAGCAGATCAGCACGGATGGCTGTCGGTCGGCCTGCAAAATCACGCACATGGGCACCGGTATAGTAAAAGGAACTGATCACCAACCGGGCACAAACAGATGAAGACCAAGCGTCATCACCAGTCATACCCTCAATAATACAGTCCAGCGCATAATCCGCTTCACGCTGTATCTGCACGCGCAACGATTCAACCCGATCACGTGATGCCGGAGATATATTCTGGTTATTGACAATACCGAACCCCGTATCCGTCAGTATCAGATCCAGCCCCGGGATCGCCTGATAAAACGCATCAAGACAGATATAACGGCACACATCTTCTTTAACGGGCAGCGTATCCACATCCGTATCACTCCCCAGCACCGTGCCGAAGAGCTTATGTTCAGCCTGTTCAAACCGATCTTGTATCGCATCAAACACATACACGTTTGCCGAAGCAGCTGCAAAAACGACCTTCTCAAAAGTCTGTTTATCAATTATCATCTTCATCGTTATTATGGTTTATCCGGTTAGCAGTCGTTGATTTGGCATCGGTATTCTGATCCAGTGTCGTGAGCAGGATCATCGGCACATCTGGATAGACCTTCTCACCCCATCCGTTATAATGAATCACCACATTATGCGGCATGTACATCAGATCATGAAAGGCAATCTCAAGCGACTGCTTGAGAGTAAACAGCTCACGCTTGTCAGAACCGGAGTTATTGGACTGTGACTTGCCCGGAGTGGCCCCCACCAGATTGGGATGAATATTATCACCATAACAGGTGATATTGGACGCCTCTTGAATATCTTCAGACCAGTCGCCACCCTCTTTAGTCGTATCAATCACATTGATACGCACCATACGGTTCTCCTTGCCGTTAGGATCGATGTAATAACCGGTAATCCAGACCTTGCCGGAATTCTCGATGCCGGACACAAAATTTTTAATATTCTCTTTTTCTTTCTTAATGCGCTCCAGCTGCTTTACAGGCTCGGTTATGTGCTCTTCAGCCAACAGATTGGACCAAAAATCCTTGTGGACTTCAACCTGGTACTTAACCGTCGCATGATTCTTCAGCTTGGCTTTTTTCCCCTTACCAATCAACCGCTTGATGTCAAACCAGTCGCCTCGAAAAATAGAAGTATAGTTGGGTAACGGATAGTATCGGCAGCCGGGTGTCGGAAAACGGACCAAAATGGCAAACTTGCGGTCTTTAGTGGGTATGGACTTTTTTCCGTCCTTGCCGGGCGCACGCCCCATCCGAACCTCCAGATCACCCAACGGGTCTTTTTCGTCAAGCAGCGGCAGCACCTCGATCTCATCCTCACGCAAGGCCGACTTCCGGAAGTTGCCATAGAAAACATGATTGATACGCCCCTTATCATCCGCCTTTTCGAACCGACAATAACAGGCCTCCTTGTGCCGGAGCCTGACAATCCGGGAACCGTCAACAGACAGTATGATCACCGACACACAGAAAAAATAATACTTCATATCTGTCGCCTGTTCAAGCATGAAGGAAGGTATACTGTTATGCAGCATCCATTTTTTAATTTCCTTATCAACAGTCGGTCTGCCCGTATCATAGTCATTATACTTCTGCCCGGCACCGTAACAAGTAAGCACATTGAACAACTTGTTCTGAGACATCACCTCGTCAACCCCTATCAACCTGATCAGCTCATACGGTAGCCTGTTGTCAGCGCCCCAGTTCACGTATTTATAACCTTTCGCCCCCGGCAACGTCGTCGAGGACACATCTTCGCCATCCTCGTCAAAAACCGCCGAACTGTCCTCGACCGTCTCCATGGACGCCTGCACGCCGGATTTACCCACCTCAAACACACCTGAAGGGATATAGTCCAGCCGCACCCTGTTGTTTGTCTTATTTTTCATAAATAAACCTCCATACCATTAATTGAAAACAATGTGATATCACGCAACCTGCGCGGCAGTCCGGATTTGGGACACTTGACCAGATGCGTGCCTCCCCGCCAATGGGAACCGATACAGATCACCCCCTTGTACTCAATGATGTCACCTGTGGACAATTTCCAGACACGCAAATCAACCGGCTGTCCGGATTCCAGCAGCCGGATGGCATCAAGCCTATGTATTACCTTTATGCCCATATCACTCAAACGTATAATCAAATGTATTATCAAACACACGTCCGGCACGCGGCAACTGCAAGATATTGTGATTACGCTGCGCATACCGATAAGAGAATGTAAAGAACGGCAAATGATCCGGATCGTTGCTGCGCTTCGATTCCGACTCGGTGATGGTAACCTCCTTGCCCACTGTCGTACCGTCCAGCAAATAAATCTCTTTAGACCGGAACAAATCATCAAGCCACAACGCCATCTCATGTGTCAACACACCCGTATTGGCCTTGAACACCTTGGTCTCATCAATCCGATAATTACGGAACATGCCATTAGTGTAAGCGGTGGACCGGACGTATTCCGGCTCCAACGCATGAGTTCCGGTACAGTAAACCGTCTCCTGGCACCCGAAAGAATTGGTGAACAACAGAACCGGAGCGACATCGGGCGCATCAGGATCGAGTGAGAAAGTCTGCGTCCGTACTCCGGCATGAATAATATAGCGCACCAGCTCGAAGCCCGGTTTGACCAACAATTCGGGAGAAACTTCTACCGTAACGATCTTGTCCGTATCTGTCACCTGCCGCAAACTCACCTCACGGGTAGACAAACCGTCTTCGTCCCGGTAATAGACACAGGTAGCAGTCACAGGACATGCCTCAGTCGTGACCAGATGCACGAACTCCTTGCGCCCTATCGCCGTAATCTTCTCTCCCATCAGCGTGGACAAAAAATAGCCCGCCATAAAATCCGCAGCCGGCATGGAGGACTCCGCAGCACAGAACTGCACCGTAAAGTTTTTATTCTGTTCGGATGATCCGTCCGTTATCCGATAACTGCACCGTTCTATCAGGTTTGTTGCCAAATACGGTTCAATCAAGCCCTGCAAATCATTGATGGTTATCCGGCCGGAAGCATCCGGAATGTAAGTTTCGGACAGAATCTCTTTTTCTCCGACTGTCAATGAGAGAACAGCCTTATTCTGATCCGTAGCGAACACCAGCTCGTTCAGTCCGGAACTAAAGGCATAGGCTGGGATATCCTTTACTAAAACTATCATATAACCTTTTTTATTTCAAAAATAAGGCAAATACCACAACCTATAAAAGACAAGGACACCCTGTCTTGCAACAGAATGCCCTCTATGTAAAATGTATAAAAAATGTTTCTTATCGACGCATCATCATCCATTTGGGACGATTGTCACTGTCTACATGGATGTGATAGCCCGTATCACGCATCGTAGATGCAATATCATTCAAGGACAACTCCACCATATCAGACAAATCATCTTGAATATCTTGTGTGCTTTTCAACAACACATCATCACCATCGGGTTGATCAGCCGGAAGAAACGCCATCAGATATTCAATCAATACATATTCCTCTACACGAGATTGATTGGGAGTAGAATTATTTTTCATGCTTCACCTCCTTTGTAACATAGTCATGCAAAAACGCATCTAATCGGATTAATTGTTCATGATTTATTTCGGATATATCTCCATAATTTTGAGCAAATAAATGGAATTTGACTTCTTTATTACCGTCACTACCTATCTCGACAGTCTTCATTATTGAAAATTCGTCATTCATCGCAAACCTCCTTCCAACATTTTCGGGTTTGAAGCTTCACAGAAACGGAACTCGCCGCGTACTGGATAAATATGAACTATGAAGACAGTATTATACGGATTCTTATCGGGATAGACCTCAATATGATCATTGTTTCTGGAAACAGCCACATGAAGCGGTTTGGTTCTTGGAAACTCTTCATCCAACATGGACGCTTTGGCACGAACAGCCTCAATAAAGGCATCACGTGACAGTTCATCAGGAATCAATACATGAGTGAAAGTGGAAATCCACTTGTTCATAGCCCTGCCTTTATTGTTGACAGACAGGTAAGTTTTGGGTTCATCAATAAAGAATTTCATCTCAGACCTCCTTTCCAAGCAAGATGTAACGACACAACAAACCAAGCCAAGCAAAGCAATGCAGGGACAGCCGAAACGAATGCTGCACATACCAATGCAGAAAAAGCCAAGGAAGCATGAGCCATAAGGCACACCTGACGGTTAGACACTGATTCTTCAAGTACGGAAGAAAATAATTGATTCTCACGGTTCAGCCACATAGTTAGGACTGACGATTTGCTCACGACATTTATGTCGGTAGCAGGAATTGAAACTGTTTGTTTCATACGGTTTGATGTTTGACATTTTAGGCAGAAAAAGAACGGCTGCCATCTCCCGTGTCGTCAAACATCAAACCGTGTCACTCCGTAGAGCAATTAAGTTTTGGGAAAGGCAGCCGTAGACTTTGCACAACAAGTTGCGACTTCTACAATATCCTTTTATATGTACCATTTCCATGAATTCACGAAAATGATTATGTATAGGCATAAAAAAAGCCCATTAAAAACTATGAGCATTAACCGCGCTCTACGTACTTGACGAACAAGTTTGATGTTTGACTCCGCAAATATGAGAATTATATTCGAGAGTGCCAAACTTTATTTAAAATAAATCCTGCTGTTGTGGGATTTTAGTCGATTCTTTATATCGTTTTACCATATCCAGCATTAATTCATCACGATCTATAGCCGCCTGAATACGTTCATTCAAATCAGCTGAATTCTTCTTATCTTTCAGATCTTTTTTATTCTGCAACACATGTCCTCTTGCACGTGAATCCATATAATCAAGTACTCGTTCTTCTGTCGTAAATTTTAGCTTTCGATAAGGAGTATTACTTGCATTAATTTTATCCTCTATCATCTGTATGAATGCATCTTTATCACCCTGTTTAAAACGCTGCATCATATTATCTGATAAAATAACAATCGTAATGTCCTTATCAAAATCTACCAAACGAGCGTATCCACCTACATTACCCAACATCTGCATAAAAATATCTTTCTTTCCAGCTAAACCTGCTGAAATGAAAATCTCTTTTCCATAAAAATTGATATCCCAACTGTCCATGAATATCTTAAACTCTAACGCTTCATACGTTAAGTTTATCATTGTTTTTATTGCCATAGCACTATTTTTTTAAAAATTTCAGTCTTATACTATCCATCTCAGCTGCAATATATTTTTTCCAGTCAATTTCGCTCTGCAAGCCCATCATATCTATAAAATCTGTTTCAGAAAGCAATTCTATTTCAATGCCTTCTTCTCTATATTTTATAGCTTTCTTCTGTTTACTACTTAACCCATCCGGTCCAACTTGTGATGGACTTTGAGCACCAACAACCAAATAGTTAGTCGCTTTTGTCAAATTGCCTAAACAATGTCCTCCTATCCGACATACATAATCTTCCGCCTCATTTCTTGTGAAATATTCTAGTTTACCTGTAAATACAACATTCTGATCAAAGAAGGGATTACTTTCATCAAACTTTTCAGAATCATATATTTTGTCCTCTATCTCTTTTAATCTGTTTTTATAAATACGTTTAATATAGCATTTATTATAAGCAGCTAAAGAAACAGCACCTAACACCAATCTATTATTTTCGGCAAAATCTATCAAATCCTTATCTTTCTTAGATTCGCACGCACGGATGATTAACTCACACCAGTTTGTAGCCAAGTTCAAAGGCATATTATCTATGACTTCTATTTTAAGTAATTCACACAAATCATCGAAACGATATGAATATGTTGATATAGCGCAGCGTATTATATTTTTAGCAGTAAGAACCCTAATCGGAGCACAATCTATATTGTATTGTGTTATCACATTATGTAATACAGTTGTATCATATCCATCAGCCGGTGATACCAGAACTGGAAATTTTTTTATAAAAGAATAAAGTTCCTCCCAGTGTTCTATCAAAGTTCCTTTACCCCGTAAGTCTTCTAAACTAAGTCCTGAAGTCAAGAAGTCAAAAGGAGCATCTTCAGGATCAACGAATATTTCTTTTTTGGATACAATACTTGCATCCTTAACCCCTATAAGAGCTATCCGACAAGGGGCATTTTTATACTGGTTGCAACACTCAACGCGTATTAATGCAAAATTCAAATTATTCATCTGTAAATAATCTATCCCCCATACCGTGCGCTCACCGGAACCACCCGGAACCTGTCTTGCAGATTACACGATATGAGGGATAGAAAAAATCGGTTTATTTTGAGCATTCAAATATGGTGATAATATTTGAAACTGCAAAAGGAAAATCGTATCTTTGTAAAAAATAAAATGATTATGACAATAATACAGTATATTAAAGCCAATTACAAAAGCAGGGACAAATATCTATTCATCATGTGCTTTATCATCAGCTTTATAGCATCCATGATAGCAAAAATGATATAATAGATCCTACAATCGCACCTATTATTCCGATGATTATTTCTCTCTTGAAATCATTCTTTTCTCTTTTTATCTCTGTCTCAGAAAGAAAGTTTTCATAAGATTTCAGTCCCAACCGCATCGCCTTTTCTCCTTCTTCCGTCAAGAAGAACATTTTGCCCTCTCCTTTCAATAGCTTAGACCCCAACAGAACTCCTAATACAATATTGATGTCTTTTAAACTATACAGAGGTTCGTCCACTCTGAAATACAGATAATCTTTTACGCCTAAATAGGATCCACGACCATTATTATATGTATATTGTAAAATGGCATCAGCTATCTCTGTTTGAATCTTGTTCATTTTATAAAAAAACATCTCCTCATATCGTGCGCCAACCGGAACCACCCGGAACCCGATTTTACGGGTTACACGATATGAGGAGATGCAAATCGGTTTTTATTTGGCAATGTAAAGTTAGGAATTCTGTTGTGATTAACAAACGAGAAGAAAGAGAAAAATCCCGTCAAGAAAAACTTTATTTATTCTTCTCCATCTGTAGCATTCATATCTTTAGGCTTTAAAGTATTTTGCTCACAAGCATCATCCCCCTTCACCTCAATAGTATTATTTGTCAACAAATCTATTTCTTTATCAAACAGTTTAAATATTCTTTTAGTAATCATCAAAAGATTAAGCATTATATGCACTATACCACCATAAAACAATGTTCCTATAATAGTATATATCAATCGATGATAGCTTATTGAAATATTTATATATGAATTAACTATTTCAAATCCAACTTGCTTCCCATAGTTCAAATTCATGAATAATGAAAGAATCAACATTAACAAAGAAACGGGTATCAAATAACAGATATTATAAAATGTTTCTTTAATCAACGGAACTCTTTCTTTATTATGTCTAGTTACTATTTTATTCATAACAAAAGAAATCAGAGTCGCAAGAAGATTAATGAAAATAGGGATAAATATTGACAGAAATAAAGTCAGAGTGTTCATGATTTCCTTTGAATCCGCATAAAACAAAAGAGCAAAGGAGAAACCAAGAGCCAATGGTATAAGATAAAAAACCAACCAATTACTGGTCTCAGATTTTAGAACCTTATTTTGGCGTCTAAATATTTCCGTAATATCAATAAACGTAAAATTCATAATCAACTAAAAATAGAGAATTCTGTATGTTCTTTTATAAATGCCTTAACCTTTTCTTTTATAGAAACATAGGAAGAAAATCCCTTAGCATTAGTATCAACTATAAGATCATAATAAGGACGAATTAAATCTTGCTGCATACTATTCAAATACAATGTACGCGTTTTAGCCTGCTTCCCTGTTCCTATAGTCGTTGTTACCTTCCTATTTGCATTATCAAATATATCATTTAATTCTGAACTTTCAAACAAAACCTCCTTAGAATTGATCATTCTTTTAATATCATTTTCTTTATCTTGCCCCAAATTGTTCTTGAACTTTACGACCAACTCCATTGTATAATCTGCCCTATCAAGATTTCCAAAATAACGATTTGCCGTATCCGAACTTTCCTTGCTAGCCGTTAAAGTAACAGAATTATACCGTCCAGTGTTTAGTTCCTCCAAATACGAGGAAAGTATGATATTTGTTTTTTCAATAGAATATCCTTTATCTATACCATAATAATTATTTATAAATGTTTTTAACAGGATTACCATCAAGGGAAAAATACCCTCATTATCTGTACGTTCCAATATCAACAAAGCTTTAGAACCACGACGGGGAATTTTCAAGAAATAGAAAAAAGGCTTAATTATAGCCTGGTCTTTATCTACCTTATACGCAATATCATTAGGAGAGTCTTTATCTGCGATCTCATATTCTTTACCATACGCACCTGTTTCTATTATTCCGCAAATATACCTTTCCTCTACATTCCTATGGTGATACTTGACCGTTTCGCCTTCAGCATTTATTTCCTCAGCAGGAATTCTTACAGTTCGTTGTAGGACTGGTATATCTCCTGTTTTATTCATATCAACATGATGTACAAAACCACAATCCTTACTTGAGAGTATATCAAAAAAATCAGGATCCTCTCCAAAATCTAATAATTCTCCTCTTTTTTTTATTTGAATGCCAAAAACTTCTATAGTAGTTCTCATAGTAATATGGCGAATCCCTTATCAAAACGCGCCCAAAGGTATTAGTGTAACCTTAACCCGATTTTACGGATTACGTCTTGAAAAGGGATTCATGTCCTGTTTTACCAGTATTTATGTCACTAAATTTGAGGGCACTGCAAATATAATAATAATATCTGACAATACAAAAGAATACTTTTATTCCAATAAAAAAGCTCCCACCCCGTGGGAGCCTGACTAATCAAGTTGCCTGTCATGCTGTCAAACAATAACTACACAACTGATAAGAACTCTTGACCGATACGATGAATACCGTCAATAATACGTTTCCGCTGCTCCTGGCGCGGAGTACGCAAACCGCTTGCATAATGTGAAAGTTGCTGCTGGTTGATACCCGAAGCCCGTGAGATGGCAGCCAACGAAGTAAACTGCTCGCACTTACGAAGTAAGGCAGCCATTCCCAATTCAACATCAAACTCATAATCACCTCGAACCAGCCAATCGGGAAGCACCTCACCATCCTGCACCAGCCCTTCAATATGCTCACGAACCGCAGCAGCCAGTTCATCCATTAGCCCCTCATAGCTTTTGGATGTAGCGACAACCATTCCGCACAACACATTCTCTTCGGTGACCGCACCGAAATTCTTGCCACACCAATCTACTTTTACTTTAATTTTGCCCATAACATATCTTATCTTTTTAGCAGGATGGAAATAACACCCTGCCTGTTTCCAAAGCTACAGGGCAATGCCTTATATTGTATCCGCCGCACGGCGAATACGGTCAGCCAAATCAACCAAAGCCCCTCGCAACTGCTCTTTTTCGGCATCGCTGAACTTTTTGCCGTTTGATTCGTCCAATTTTTGGTATATCCATCCGCTTGATTTACCAAAATAGGAACGAGCCATTTCACGCCATGACAGCACCATCAGAATGTCTTGCAACTTTTGCTTGACAGTCATTTCTTCTTGAACCAATACCACCTTTTCCATATTCAAATCATTTAAAAATTTATTCGTAGTAATGCCTGCCCCAAAGGGCAGGACTTTTTCAGTCTTCTTTCGGAAGATCCACCATTTGGTCGAAAAGCTCTTGAGCGTACCACAGCAATTGCGGATATCCATTTGGATAAGCATTCTGTAGGTTGCGAATCGCCTCGATCAACTCAGCTTCTTCTGCCGAAAGTTTCATTACTACAGTGTTCATAAGCGCTTAATTTTTGAACACCACAAAGATAGTACGAATTTTCGTATTATCAAAAAAAACAAAGTACGAATTTTCATATTATTTTTTATATCATCCCCTCCGTGGTTGAAGGAACGGAAAAACAAAAAATTCCGCTGTCCCGTCGGCTGCCGTCGTGTGAACTTGTGAGCGCGGCGGCAGCCGACGGCAAATTTTCAAGCCTGCCCCTAAAGACAGGCTCTTTCTTCCCTATCACAATTTCCCCTCATCCCTGTAAGAGTAATATGTCCCATTCCCCAAAATCACATGGTCCATTAACTCAACCTCCATCAACTTTCCTGCTTTAGACAGCTTTTCTGTTACATCATCATCCTGCCTGCTGGGGTTGACCGCTCCTGACGGATGATTATGCAAAACCACCATTGCCACCGCACAACAAGACAAAGCCTCTTTCAATACCAACCGTACATCCACCATTGTGGAATCAATTCTACCGATTGATATTCTCTTCCTTTTGATTACCTTATGGGAGTGGTTTATAAAAACCACCCAAAATTCCTCCTGTTTCAAATCGGTCATGACAGGATACATATAATTATATATATCCTTGCTGCTCAATATCTTTTCCGGCTCTTTGTTCTTGCATCTCTTGTATAATTCGATAACAGCTTCGGCTACTTCCCTGCGTGCCGGTGTCAGACTTTCCAAAACTTCTTCAAAAGTCATATTTTCCTGTTTGGAAAACTCCCTACGGTTCGTCACCTTATAAATTAACTCACTCTGATTCAACGCCCTGTAATCTCTATCAAATAATGTATTCATACCCATTTATTTTAATAATGTTCTACCTAAAAAATAACCTCCCAACACTTCAGCACCGAAATTTTCAATCTCGCACGCAAAACGGGCATAAGAAAAGCCACGGGTTATAATATCATCGAAAAGAAGCACCTTTTTTCCGTTGAAAAAATCCCGATTAAACTTAATGATATGCACCGATTCAATATTTTTTCCGTTTTGGTTCTCATGAACGGCAAGCCGTTCCCCCTCAATGGTTATCGCCTTGTATGCGTTGGTAGCACCCGTCAAACGGCACACCTCTTCCGCAAATTCCTCATAACGGATAGCATTCGCCACCGCCGTACAGGCAGGAATACAGGCAAATGTTATCGTATCACACAAACTACCGAACTGCGCCCGTATCTGCCTAGCCACCAGTTCCGCCACCTTGCCGCTACGTCTGCCGTCCTTAAAATCCCATATCAATTGCCGTATCTGCCATTCCTTTTCGGTAGCTTCGTACTTTATCGGCAAATAATCGAAAAAAGAGATTATCGGCTTTTGCCACTGTTTCAAATAGTAATCGTTGATTTTCTGTGCCATAATCATATCATTTAAATTCTTGAACTTGAAGCCCGGAGGGTGTGAGCCTTTAACCTCTTTCTCCCTGCCTGGAGCTTTTTTTTATTCCGTCGCTATCGCTCGGGGTATGTTTCGCCTTTATGCTGCATCAGAAGGTGTTACAGGACACATAAAGACAAGTTTTCAGAAAAACCAACGGCTTGAATACTACCCTTCAGGGTGGAGATTTTTTTCAGAACAGAGCCTGAACTTGGCATGTGGCATGGAACATTTACCTTCGCAGTATAAAGGAGATACATACCCCGGGGGAGAGCGACAAACAAGGGCGACAGGCAGGAAAGAGAGAAAGAGACAAACCACATCAAAAGAACTAACGAGTGTTCTTTTACCGCTGCTATCGTGCGTGCGAAAATCCGGTATTCGGCTATAATGAAAGCATAGCCAGCGGATTTTCGCACGCACGATAGGGTGATAGCATATTGGAAAACAATGAATTACCTTTTAAAAAGCCCTGTTTTTACGCTGAAAATTTCAGTTTTCCAGCGCTCAAAAAAATGATTGCCTATTTACCAAGCATTTACAGCCTTTTTCACCCGCACTTTGTGCGGAACTAGCGAAGCGTACCCCCCACCGCGCTATCGAAAAAATCATTACCCACCCCCAAAAAGCAGCGGAATATGTAACTTATTATTACCAAGCGGACGGTATGCCGCAAACTAGGACAAAAAAACCGCACATCATATGATGCACGGTAATGAGATATACACTTCGGTAATCTCTACAACGCGGAAGTAACAAACAGGTTGATATGGGTATGTGGAAATTTCTCACAACCGATACACAAGGTATCAAACGCATCGGAGCCATCGGTACGCCCTTCAAGCCGGTCCTCCTCCGTTTCCGCCAGCTTCTCACCCCGTTTGTCCTTGCCCCCATTGTACACACCTGCCGTCTGGATGGATATCAGCAGATCTTCATTATTCTGCTCGTTAAAGAAAGGTATAAGATTCGCCTGTCCGGACAACATACGGTTGACCAGCAGATATTTCTCAATGTGACTCATAGGCTTGCCTATATACACTTCATCCACCTGCCAGCCACGCTTGCGGAACTCATGCGCAATAACCCACCTAAAATCCTGATCATTGACTGCATAATTGGAACCCAATGCCGTACTGTCATAGTAAAACACCACCTTCTTACGCTTGTGATGCCGGTAATAAGTACAAAAATCATCCACCAGTTCAGGCAACTTACGTTCGTACTTTACAAAGAAGGACTTGAGCACTCTCAGCTTGCGCCCCTGCGGCTGTCCTGCCACCAGCCAGTTGATATTCGCATTGTAATCGAAAGCTATGCAGATGGGCATTTGGGGCTCCACATCGGCATCAGCCAACGAAGTGGGAACCTTGAGCTTGTCAAACTTGTACTCCAAACTGTCAAGGTAGGAAAAGTTGGTAGCACTGTACTTGTGACCGGAACGCAACGAAGAATAGAATCCGTCACGGGTGATGCCTATGCGCTTGCACAGGATAGCCGTCATGAAGGTCAACGGAGGCAGGTCACGTTTCATGTCATTAACCCACTTCTCACCCAACACCTGCATGTTCCAGATACTTGAATATTCCTTGTACATGACCGCCACGGAACGCATCCGGCACAAATCACGTGAAAGAGTACGGAGATAAGAACGCAGATAAGCAGGTATCTCCTTACCTGCCGCAACCAGCTTCTTGATTTTATCTTTGGTCTTCCATATTTCAAAAACAGCGCCCTGTATCACCTCAATCAGTTCGGGATCACACTTCTTCTCATAATCCAGGAACCAAGACCCTTTTTTAGTGACCGGCATATCAGAGGAGATCAACATGCCATGGTGAAAAAAGTGATGCCCGAAGTGCTGCTTGTTACCACGATTGGCCGGAAGTGTCTCATCCTTCAGCTGTTCGAAGTCAATAAACTTGGCTTCGTCAATATCCAGTGCGTCATAAGAATGCGAGTTGGATGTACCGCTCCGGTCCTGAGAAATGATATAGCCGATTGATCCGTTATACAAGGATAGAATATTCTCCCAGTTATCGGGTTCAAAAATAGGCTCACCCCACCCCCATGACTTCGGCGGCTTGCGACCGACACACCAATGCAGGTCACGCTTAAATCCCCAGTTCTCCCAATGTATCAGCATGGAGGGCAACGTATTAGTCAAGACACGCTTGCAGTTGGCACCGACAAATCCTGTAATGGAACCGGGCATACGCTGCATGTTGCGCAAATTCCATGCCGCATGAATCAATCCTTTCCCGATACCACGACCACCCACAATCACCGAATCTTTGGCCGCCGTGTACATCACTTCCTGCTGAGGGTCATTAAAGTATTGTTTCATTATTCTTTCGGTTTAGGATTAAAGATATCATCTTCATTGAACTCAACCTCTTCAAAGTCCACATCCTCAATATCGTCAGACCAATATTGTTGAATCTTTGATTTAATTCTATCCCGGACATTAGGAATAGGCTTGATGCCAAGCACGGTCGGATCATCCGTCGGCTCGAAAGGCTGCACTATAATCTTATCATAACCTTTGTCCAAGATGTCTTCTTTATCCAACTGGGTGTATTTGCCATAATAATTGGCGGCAGCCCCCATGGCGCGCGCATCCTTGATACGCCGGGCCATTTCGAAGGTCTCATCAATCATCTGGCAGAACTTGTAGCGATGGTAATCCTTGGTTGTCTTGGCCAGATCACCCAACAGACGCTTGATAATGCGTACATCATCGTATGCGGAAGATTTGCTGATCTTGTAGCGATACTCCAGTTCCTGCACAATCTCCAAATCTTTTTTGCGCGGGAACTGTAACCAGTAATTATACATATCCCGGAGCCGGATCAACCGCTGTTGAATCAGTTCGGGAATGCCGTCAGCCGCCATCTCGTTGACATCGGCGAACAGATATTTCTCACATACTTCTATCGTAGCAGGTACAGGCATAGTTATTACAGATCTTCATCAGCGTCCATATTCAACAGATAACCGTTTGTCAACGACACCGCCAACGGACTGCCCACATTCGCCAGTTCGATCTCCTGTCTACGCAGTTTCAGTGCAGTGGATGCTTTGGCGTGATAATACGCCCTGGAAACAGGCGAATTACGGTCAAGGATATCCAGACGCAACGTGTCCGCATCCACATCAAGCAGCACTGCCATATCGGATATAGGGGTCAGCAGAGCCGCCAGCTCGCTGATCCGATCAAGTTGTTCCGTTGAATAGACCATCCAGTTGTATAGCGTTAGTATTAATAATATGAGCGTAACGCTCTCTCAGTTGTATAAAAACAGCGGGATCGGTTGTGATGATTCCGCTCTCGACACGATTGCCCCTTGTCTGATTCTGTGAGGTGCATATCGACACCTGCCACCTTGCATTTTGAATGAGAATCACTTTTGAATGATTTTCAGACAGGTACACTTCATCGAACACATTGGCTATGAAAGTATAAAGATTGACCGTCTTACGGGATGCTTTCAAGTCCGCCAACATGGTAGCCCGGATAAGCTGACCGCGCCGCTTCAAGCGATAGATCCGGCGGAGAAACTCTTCGGAAGTGGAAAAGGTGGAGATGTAAATCTCCGCCGGACCAGTCTCGCTCAGAATCATCTCGATGATGTCGAATAGCTGCACACGGTTATCCAAATACGCTTGCAAGGGTGCTTCGGACAGTGACCGCAACAGTTGCCTAACCTTTTTCATCGGTTGAGATGATCACTCCCACCGCCGCCAGTTCCGCTGCCTGTGTCTCATCCACCACATTACCGGTAGCAATCAGGAAGTCATACCGCTGCTGTACCTTCTGCAACAAGGCAGTAAACTTGCCGGCATCTGTATCCTTCAACTCCGCCAGCTTCTTCTTGTTATCAGACAGATACTTGCGTGCCGCACCCACTTTTTTAGCGATTTCAGCCGGGTCCAGACCGGAAGCATCTTCCGTCTTCGTCACCGGATCACCAGGCTTATAATCATCGTATGCCTGCAGGTTGGCACGATACTTCTTGTCCGCTTCATCAAGCAGCTTCAGGTATTCGTAACGGTCACAAGCCGGCGCCGACTCCATGCCCTTCAGCTGCTCAAACAACTCTTTGATCTTAAACCATAACGCCCCGTTATCCGTCCACAGACGTTGAATCTCAGGGGGAAGGCGGTCATGATCCATACGCCTGCCTTTGGCGACATTCGCCTCCGAGAACTCATCATCCACATCCAGTACCGGGACACCTCCGTCTATGATCCGTTGTGCGGAAGGTATGACCGTGATATTCATCAGTGCGATATCAGATACGGTTTTTCCATCCAAACGGATTTTCAAGTGCTTGCGCAATTCGTACTCCACCTTATCGGCAAACTTTTCCGGCTTGCGGATTACATTCTGAAACAAAATCTTATTACGGTTCAAGGACAACAACAGAGTGGCACCCGCCACCACATCACGCTCAGAAGGCGGTGTATCCAGATAGTCCTGTATTTTATGAGTCAATTTCTCATCCATATATTAAAATATTAAAAAAGTGGCGGCATAGACCAGCCACACCACCACTCCGATTTATAAACTTAAAGAATCAAGGCTCATCCAAAGAAGAATCGCTCCATGCGGAACCGTCCGCACCGGAGATATCCCCATCCTCCGTCTCAATTTTACCCGGATAGAAAGGAGCCGGGCACACATCGGTCGCTTCTATCTCAAGCGTGGTACCGGCCTCTCCGGTTACTCCCTCGCCCAATGCCTGGGCGGGCTTGGTCACTGTCTCGAACTCCTCACACCCCATCACACGGAACTTGCCGTTGCGCTGCTGTACAAGAAAGACCAGATCATCGGCCATCGCCTGACGGCAAAAACCCGCCGCATCTTCTTCAGTACCCGGATGCTTGATCGTGCATTTGTTCAAAGACGTGGTGCTCGGACGTTCTCCCTGCACCTCGGTAGTCACATTGGATTTGGCGGACAAGGAATTGATCGTAAGCCACTTCTTTTCCGCCGCCATCGTGAAATTACCCTTGTAAGTCGCCAACTCTCCCATGCTTTTCACCTCTTCGAGTTTGGGCAGTTTGGGCCAAGCTGCAATATTGGATTTCTTCTGAAAGAAAACCTTCGGACGGATGCCCGGAAGCACCGTCTGACCGTCACACCAGTTCAGTGACTGGTAAATATCCGCTGTCGTACAATCTTTTGCCATATCACCTCCTTATTTTAGATCGGGGTTGTACCATCAATGGATGCCACCAGCAGACGCTCCTTGGACAAACTCTCGAACTCCACACCGAAAAACATCGTCGCGATGAACTGGAGCACAAATGCCTTGAAGCGTGCCACCTCCACGTTCTCTTCCTCACCGGTCTGATTAACACCCACCAGCATGTTACGCTTGACCGTCATGTGGATGAACGGACTGTTCTTCTTATTCGCCAACGGCACAATGTTCACATTGTCAAACCCCTCGACATAGTACTGCTTGTATTCACGGTTGTACGGGATCGCTCCTGTAGTGCTCTTGTAGTCCTCACAATAGTCGAAAAGCACATGTTTCGGAACAAACAGCTTGACCGAAGACTCCTCGGTCAGCATATCGTCAGCCGCCATGCAGACCGCTTTGAGCGTATCGACGGCATTTTCTTTGGTAATCGCCTCAATGACCTTGTAGTTGCCCAACTCTTCAGAAAGTTTTTTGCCATCCAGCTCTTTTTTAGTAATGGTGTCAAAGCCATTGAACAGATCCTTGGAAGTCTCACCCGAATCATTACGGACCGCATTCCACAGTACCATATTCAGGTTCTTGCCCAACTGGGCGGTCAGATACGCCAGCACCTTACGGGTGATCTCGGTATTCTTCAACGCCTCGCCCTTGGTAATGTCGGAACCCCACATGGACTGATAAATCTTGTTCGGTGAGAAATTACGCACGACAGAACCGAAGTAGGTATACAGGGTGCGCGGATTGATCACCACCTCACTGTTATCCTCACGGGTTTCGGAGTACGGTCCGAACTGCATGTCACCCGACAGTTCACCCACAGTCTCGGCATAACGGATTCCCGGACGTAAGGTCATGTGCTGCAAAGAACGTGATAGCCCCAATACAGGCATCTGCAACAACTCCTTACGGTACTTGCGAGCACTCTTCTGAAGATCCTCGCTGGTAATATTCACGCTAACTTGTGCCATATCAAATATAGTCTTTAACTTCGTCATACATGGATGCAGCGGACACCGCATCATTTTTTTCGTCTTCTTTCACACTCGTGGTGGTAGTGTCACCATCGGATTTTTGCAGGTTCTTGATCTGCTCGTCACGCTGTCTGACCAAATCCTTCTGTTCGCCGACCTCCGTTTCCAGCGCATCCAGCCGGTCATTGACAGCCCTAACCTGTTCCTCGGTGAGTATTACCTTGCCATCCGAGTCCTCCACCCCCTCCACATTCAGAAGGGTGTTGATTTTGGTGTAATCTTTTTTCATTTCGGAAACAATAGAAGGGACGGACTGTTTTTCTTTGGATGAAAACAATCCGTCCAGTTTAGTTAATATTTTGTTTAGTAATTTATGACTATCAGCCGTATCCCGCTCACTCCCGGACGCAACCGGCAAAGGGGACAACCCCAGCATATTGACCTTGCCTTCATAAGCGGCAAGATTGAGCTTATCCTCATCGCCCTCGATGATCTCGTCCACAAAACCATACTCCAACGCCTCTTGTGCGGTCAGCCACCTGCCCGCCTTCAGAACATCAAGAATATCATCTACCTTTTTGTTGCACTTGGCCGCATACATGTTCGCCAGTACCAGATCAAACTTGTCGTTCTGCAGCTTGTTCTCCTTCAGCTCATCGATGAGCTGTTGGATCTGGTCAGCGTTATACTGCCCCCAGGCATCCACCCAGTTGCTCACCTTGTGCACCAGGAACAGACAATATCTGGAAATGCACACCTTTTTCGCACCCAGTGCGGCAATAGTAGCCGAACTTGCCACCAGCCCATACAGGTAGGCGGTCACGTTTCCATGATCAACAAACTGCTGACGGATATCCAACCCGTCATCAACCGCACCTCCCAAAGAGGAGATGCGGACATTGACAGGCTTGCCTTTCAAGCCTGCCAGCTGATTGCGGACATACTGCTTGGAGTAGCCCCAACGGCCAATGTAGTCATCTATGTTCAGGTTATAGGTCATATCACATTTTTGATTGCAATATTACACTATACCTTATATATATAAAAATACCTAATCTATGATACGAAGCAAGGGCAGAATGCCTGTATAGGTGGCCACCATGGCACTTCCACACCTGGAAGAGAGGGTATCGGGTATAGTATCTGTGGAGGTAATGAGGGAATACGGGCGGTCACCTGAACCCAGCATAAAATATTCTCCGGACACAGTCCGAAGCCGGAAGCACAGCTTCTTGTTGCCCACCTCGAACCGTTCAGGCAGGAAAACCGCCAGCTTAGATACGAAAACACGCTGTTTGTTCTCGATTTTGTCGCTGACTTCGACCGAAGCCAGTCCGACCATGGGTAACCGCGTAAAGTTTGCGGCCGGTGGAACCAAGGCAAATTGTTTTTTTACAACTGTCATGGCGGTCAGTTCTCGGACTTCACAGTACTCCACGCGGCTGATGTAGTGAATTTCGCTCATAATTGTTCGGTGTTGTTCGCAGTTGTTCGGTGTTGTACAAAAACAGGGGTCTTATCCTCTCTTTTTCTTGTTAAAGAACCTAAAAACATGCCTTTCCGGTTATAGGCATTGCGCATCCGATAGTATTTCTGCCGGACTGTTTCTATGTAGTCAATGTCAATGCCATGCATCTCGCACCAAGCCGCAATTGTCTTGTTCAGCCCCACAGAACTGCTGGTCATATCCCCCAGTTCAGACCAAAGATTGCGCCGGAACAGGTCTTCGATGGATTCAACCACCGCCTCTTTGGCCAACGGACCCAGGTAATTGTACACTGCCGGATCTTTCGCCTTGGAATCAGGGATCACAATCGCGACCGTATCATCGGACGGCATTTCGGGTAACTTGTCCGGTGGCAGCTTCTGCAGAAAGCGCCGTATAACCGAGTTCTCATTGCTCTGTGCCGGAAAACGCACCGGATTGCCCAGCGAATGTGTCAACCACTGAGCCAGGTAATGCTCCAGTTTAATATAAAACACGAAATCTTTCATAATCAAAAGTTTATCTACAAAGATACACATTTTCAGCTGTACATAAAAAAGAATAATCTGAAAAATGCGCTTGGAAAAGTACCCTGGGGCAGGATTTCTTGTATTTTAACAACACGCGTGCATTTGCCCATGAATATATATCGGTACGTTTTTGTTGTATCTTCGGTATAGTTTGATTTGCCCAGAAATTTATGCGTTTTTGCAACCCTGCATTTTTCAATAACAACACACTGTAATGTAGATACTAATTGAAAAGTGCGCTGTATTCTAATTGAAAAGAGCTCCATCCATAAC